ATTTCTGGCGTTGATTACACTGTGCGCAATGTCAGACCTGACGGCACTGGCATGACAATGTTAATTCTCGAGGAGAATTAGGATGGCACATGTCCGGCAGACCATCAGAAGCAACATCACGACAGCCTTGACCGGCCTGACAACGACAGGCAGCAACGTGTTTCAGACGCGCTTGTTTCCTATCGAGGAAAGCAAAGTGCCGGCATTGTGCATCTACACAAAGTCAGAGGAGAGCGAATACTCGACAATGACACGGCCGCGGACGCAGATGCGAGCGCTTGAGGTCATGGTCGAGGCATATATCAAAGGCACTGCAAACCTCGACAACACCATCGACACGATTTCGGTCGAGGTCGAGGAGGCGCTTGCGACAGACGTCACTCGTGGCGGTAACGCAAAAGATACGCGCATCACGTCAGTCGACATCGAGTTTAACGCAGAGGCAGAGCAGTCGGTTGCGGTGGCGAGGTTCACAGTTGCAGTCGATTATGTTACGGTCGAAAACGACGTTGAAACCTCTGCATAAAAGGTGATGAAATGAAGCGCGTAAAGTTATATCATGAGAATGACATCATTGAGGTGCACGAAGATAAGGCGCCAAAAATGATTTCTGCCGGCTGGTCGACAGACGAGCCAAAGCGTCAGGCGAAGACGAAAAAAGCAGCAACAAAAACCGAAGCTAAAATTGAAAAGGATGATTAGCAATGGCAACGCACACCGGTTCTGAAGGAACGCTCAAAGTCGGCAGTAATGCTGTCGCCGAAATCCGTTCTTTTTCCATCAATGAAACTGGCGAAACAATCGAAGACACCAGCATGGGCGACACAGCGCGCTCATTCAAAGCCGGCCTGAAGACTTTCACGGCCAGCGTTGAGGTGTTCTTTGACGAGACTGACACTACAGGGCAAGGCGCTCTCGACGTCGGCTCTGAAGTGACGCTGAATGTTTATCCTGAAGGCGACGCCTCTGGTGACACATATTTCAGCGGCTCGACAATCGTCACGGGTAAAACCGTCACCTCGTCTTTTGATGGCATGGTTGAGGCCAGCTTTGAATTGCAAGGCAACGGCGCTCTGACCGAAACAACTGTTTAAACTCGACTGATAGGTGGCATTATGTCGAAACTTGGTGAACAAATACGCTCGAAAACCGTCTCACAACGGAACCGCATTGAGGTTCCGGAGTGGGGCGATGACGAGCCGATGGTGCTGTTTAGCACACCGCTTCTCGCCGGCGAGTTCAATCGCTTGCAAAAAAAGCATCCTGACTTTCTTAACAACATGACGATGGAAGGTCTTGTCGACCTCATCGTTATGAAGGCTCAAGATGCTGACGGCGAAAAATGCTTTGACCTCGAGGACAAGCCGGTGCTGATGCGTCAGCCGGTCAGCGTGGTGAGTAATGTGGCGGCAGCTCTGATGGGCGAAATGACCTCAATCGAGGACGCGGAAAAAAACTAAAGGGCGGTCAGGAGCGGTTCTTTATGTTCGCGCTTGCTGACCGCTTGAATAAGACTGTCGCGGAGATTGAAGATTTGCCCTATACTGAGCTGGTCGAATGGGCAGCTTATTTAGGGATTATTACGGATGGCGCAGGAAAATCTTAATTTTCGCATCGTTGCGATTGACAAAACAAGGGCGGCATTCTCATCTGTCCGCGGCGGTCTGCAACGAGTGCAGCGCAGCGTGTTCAATGTTCGCAACGCTGTCGTCGGCCTCGGTGGCGCACTAGCGCTGAGGCATTTTGCGCAAGACATTGACAACTTGGCAAAGCTGTCTGCGCGTCTTGATGTTCCTATACAGTCACTGCAAGAGTTGCGCTTTGCTGCGGCACAAACCGGCACTGAGGCAACACACCTGACAACAGGCTTTCAGCGCTTTACCAAATCAATCTCGGAGGCCAGCACGGGCCTATCAACGCCTCTAAAAGCGTTTGAGGCGCTTGGCGTAGAAATCACAAACACCGACGGCACGCTGCGCAGCACCGAGGACGTTTTGAATGATGTCGCCGACGGCATGGCTAACGTCAAAAACCCTGCCGACCGTGTTCGCGTTGCCTTTGACCTGTTTGGTAAAGCCGGCGCAGGCATGGTGAACATGTTGCAAGGCGGCTCAGAGGAGCTTAACAAGCTGCGTGGCCAGTTTAGCGACCTGACAATCGAGATGACTGGCGACCAAGCGAAGGCTGTCGAGGACGCAAATGACCGGTTTGACTTGCTCCGCCGCATTTTTAATTCTATCGGTCAACAAATAACCGCGACGCTATTGCCGACCTTGTCTGCCATTGCAACCGCCCTGACAACTGTCGTCATCGCCGCAATAGACCTCAGCATTAGCGCGGTTCGTGGCTTGGCCAACTCTTTTATCACTTTGTTCAATTTGTTGAGTGGGCCAAAAATTGGCGATATTGAAAAGCTGTCATTCGGCGAGAAGTTTCAGAGCCAAATCAGGCAAATCGTGGTCGCGATGGACGGCCTGCCGGACAAGGTCGAACCTGTCAAAAAAATCACCGCTGACGTCGGTCTTGGCTTTGACCGCACTGCATCAGCGACAGAGAAGGCCGCAGACGCATTGCGCAAATACAGCGAGAGCGCAAAAGAGGTCGAGGCCAATCTGCAAACGGCAGCGCTCAATGGCTTGCGACAGCTCGAGACGGGCCTTGTCAGCATTATCGACGGCACTAAGGATGCCAAGACCGCATTCAAAGACATGGCGCGCAGCATCGTCAACGACTTGCTCAAAATTGCTATTCAGAAAAGCATCACCGGCCCTCTGGGTGACGCATTCGGCAGCATGTTCGGCAAGGCCATTGGCGGGCCGGTGCAGCGAAACACACCCGTCCTCGTTGGGGAACGCGGCCCCGAGGTATTTTTACCAGCATCGTCGGGCAGCATTGTGCCCAATAAGAGCATGGCCGGTGGCGGTGGAACGACCATTGTTCAAAATATAAGCATTTCAACCGGCGTGTCTCAGACGGTTCGCGCTGAAATATCACAACTCATGCCGCAGATTGCAGAAGCGTCGAAAGCTGCCGTGCTCGACGCCAAGCAACGCGGCGGCTCATTTGGCAAGGCATTCTGATGGCTATCGTTTATCCAATAACATTACCTACTGTGTCAGGCATCAGGTCGGTCAATCTCCGAGCAAAAAGCGCTGTCGGCATATCGCGCTCGCCCTTTACATTTAAGGAGCAAGTGTTTTCGCACGGCGGGCAAATGCTTGAAGCCGAAATTAGCTTGCCACCCATGAGCCGCGCAGAAGGCGAGCAATGGGTTTCGTTTTTGATTAAGCTAAAGGGCATGCAGGGCACATTCTTGTTAGGCGACCCATCTGGCGCAACTGCCCGCGGCTCTGCGTCAAGCACAGCCGGAACGCCAGTTGTCAGCGGTGCGGGTCAGGTTGGCGACAGCCTGACAATATCAGGCGCGCCGAATAGCGCGACCGGTTATCTTTTGGCGGGCGACTATATTCAACTTGGAACGGCCGGCAGCGCAACGCTGCACAAGGTTCTTAATGATGTCGACACCAATGCGAGCGGAATTGGCTTTGTAGACTTGTTTCCGTCTATTAGAACGGCGCCGGCTGATGGAGCGGCCGTTATTGTGTCTAATGCAAAGGGCGTTTTCCGCCTGTCGAGCAATGAGACAAACTGGTCAATCAATGAGGTCGTCAATTTCGGCATTACCTTTGCAGCGGTTGAGGCCATAGCATGAGCCGAGAAATTCCGATTGGTTTCAGTGAGGCCGTTGAGGCGTCAACGGTCGACGTTTTTTTTGCTATTGAATTGTTTTTTGACACGTCGACCTTGCGGTTCTGGTCTGGTCTTGGCGAGGCCGTGCTGGATGGTGAAACATATGTCGGAAGCGGTCAGGTGATACAGGTCTCGTCCGTTGATGAGACTTTGGATGTGTCGGCAAAGGGCGCGACACTAACGCTTTCGGGCCTGCCCTCAAGCCTGTTGAGCCTTGCTTTGGCCGAGCCGTATCAAGGCCGGAAGTGCAAAATATATTTCGGTATTAGGGATAATGAAGCACAGTTTTTGCAGCAAGAGGACGACGATTATATCTTAACGGAGACGGGTGCTTACATCGACACCAGCGTTCCTCCGGTAAATGTAATGGCCGAAATCTTCACGGGTTACATTGACCAGATGAACATCGACGAGGGCGTAGAAAGCAGTTCAATCGCCGTTTACGTCGAAAGCCGATTGATTGATTTGCAGCGTCCGCGTGAGCGCAGATATACAAGCGAAAGCCAGAAATCTCGCTTTCCTAATGACCGTGGGTTTGAGTTTGTCGAAGATTTGCAAATGAAAAAATTTCAGTGGGGCCGATAATGAGGCGCGAAGATTGGGAAGCTAGATTAGGCGAGATGATTGAGAATCTACGCGACGAGCCAATGGTGTGGAGCGTCAACGACTGCTTCACCTTTATCAATGCCTGTCACCACGCCCTAAAGGGTGAGTTCTTGGCGGATGAGTGGTTCGGAAAATATGCGACAGCGTATGAAGCAAAGATGCACTATGGCAGACTGCTCAAAGAGACAGGCCACGCCAGCATCATTGAGGCGATTGACAGCAAGCTAGACAGGGGAGCTAGTATGTCGAGAGGCAGTATTGCGGCAAGACACCTAGAAGGAGACACCGTTCTTGGTTATGCTTTTGGTGTCGTTGTCTCTGACAAGATTGCTTTTCTGACCCTAGAGGGTTTGGATTTTGTGCAACCATTGGAGACGGATATTTTTTGGAGTGTTGATTGATGCTGAAATATCTTATCCCCATGCTGCTAACAAGCACCGCGGCCCTTGCCGACCCAATTAGCGCAGCCGTTGCCGTAATCAGCACCGCCAGCGCTTATGCAACCTCGACACTTTTATTCACAAGCGCGTTTTACCACTTCGCTGCTGTTTATGCCCTGTCCGAGTTGAGCAAGGCTTTGGCGCCGGACGTGCCCGCGCAAGATAAGGCTACGCGAGGTTATGAAGTCAGCGGTGTCAGCCCTGCCGCACCACATGCCGCAATTTATGGCCGTGCAAAAGTGGGCGGTGTAATCGTTTACAAAGAGACAACAGACGACGATAAGTTTCTCCACATGATTATTGCCATTGCTGGGCATCAAGTTGACGAGATTGAGGAAGTTTATTTCGATGACGTAGAGCTTGGTTTTGCGGGCAAAAACGCAGCACTTAACGAAGTCACATCACCGTCGCAATATGACGGCAAGGCATTTGTCTATCGCCACGTTGGGACTGACGACCAATTAGCCGACCCGCAGTTAATATCAGCATCAGCCGGTAAGTGGACGGGCAACCACACGCTTTCTGGCATTGCCTATGTCTACGTCAAGTTGGAGTTTGATGCGGACGCTTATCCAAATGGTGAGCCATCAATCAGTTTCGTTGTCCGTGGCAAAAAACTATACAACCCCACAACGCAGGCAACGACGTTTTCAAACAATCCCGCGCTTGCTTTGCGTGATTACCTGATATCGGATTACGGTCTAAATGCAGACGCAGATGAGATTGATGACGTCTCATTCGCTGCCGCCGCTGCCATATGTGATGAGACTGTTAGTTTGGTCGCAGGAGGCACAGAGAAACGCTACACGGTGAACGGCTCATTCATAACTGATGTCACCCCACAGAGAATTATCGACGACCTGACACGCGCTATGGCCGGCTCAATGTGGTATTCGCAAGGCAAGTTTCGTGTGAAAGCCGGCGCCTATACGTCTCCGGTTCTATCGCTTACAGAGGACGATAATCGGTCTAACATCCAAATCAAGACAAGAAAAAGCCGGCGGGATGCGTTTAACGCAGTAACTGGAAAATATAAAGGCGCCGAGACGGATTGGCAGCTTACTGATTTTCGCAAAGTCACCAGCTCAACATTTTTGCAAGTAGACAACAATCAAGAGAGTGTCGCTGATATTTCTCTGCCATTTACTAGCACAACAACTATGGCGCAGCGGCTTGCTAAGGTTATGCTTTACCGCAATCGCGAACAGCTTTCATTGTCAGGAAACTTTGGCATTCGCGCGTTTAAGCTACAAGTCGGCGACGTTGTTACCTACAGCAATGCTCATCTGGGCTTTAGCGACAAGACGTTTGAGGTTTCTAGCTGGAAGTTTGTTCCCGCCGGAGATGGCGCGGTCGAGGTCACTCTTGGTTTGAGTGAGGTAAGCCCTGCGGTATATGACGCCTATGCAGACGAGGCTTTATTCGAGAGCAACAACACCATCCTCGCTGATGCCTTTACAGTTCCTACGGTGGGTCTGACGGTGGCGCAAGATACTCGCATCATAAATGAACACGTCGTCAGTCTTATCAGGGCTACCGTTAGCGCAACGGAAGCCAGTCGAATTGACTATGTTGAGGTTGAATATAAACTTGCCAGCGAGACGACTTACAATCAGCTTGGTGTCGGTGAGTTGGGCGTGTTCGAGGCGATTGATTTGGTCAATGGGGTGTATGACATACGGGCTAGGGCAATCAACACGATTGGTCGCAAAGGCACTTACACGACTACGCAGTTCAATCTGCAAGCGCAAATAGACCCGCCTGATGATGTTCTGGTGTTTGGTGCGACGGTCAATGGCTCGCTGACGACGCTTGAGTGGGAAGCAATTTCAAACCTCGACCTTAGTTATTATAAAATCCGCCACGCCATTGAAACGTCGGGTGCTACATTCGCAAACGCGACAACAAGTTTTGAGAAGGTTCCGCGGCCGGCGACAAGCGTCACGGTTCCGGCGCGCTCCGGCACTTATATGATACAAGCATATGACAAAGTCGGTATTCCGAGTGAGAATTTCACCAGCGTTGTCGTTCCGGCGGCAGACCTTAATCAATACACAACGACAAACACAGCAACCGAACACCCGTCATTTTCGGGAACTAAGAGCGGCTGCACGGTGGCAGGCAATGCCCTCAAGATTACCGACCCGTCTTCGCAGCCATCAGAGGCGACATACACGTTCTCAAACGACATCGACACAGGCTCAGTGCGACAGGTTCAGGCTACTGGCTTTGTCGGCACTAACAGGCTGGACACTGGCACGGGGCTATGGGACGACCTGACAGGCAGCATCGACACGCTTTCTGGCTTGTGGGACAGTTTGACGGCTAATCCTCAGTTTCCTGACACGAATGTTTTGTTCTACATATCGTCAACTAATGACGACCCGTCGGGTTCTCCGAGTTGGTCGTCATATACGCCGTTTAAGTCAGGGCAATTCAGTGGCAGAGCATTCCGTTTTAAGGTAGAATTGAAAAGCATCTCGGACGATGTTACACCGAACATCGACGAGTTATTTGCGAAAGTAGAGTATTAACGATGGCAACGCATGATTATGTAATCAATAATGACACCGCCGCCAATGTCCGCGCAGACATTAACAACGCGCTGGCGGCTATCCGCAGCAGCAACCTTAGTGCAACCGAGCCTGCCAATTTATACGCTGGCTTATTTTGGTTCGATACAACCAATGATGAGTTAAAGCTGCGTAACGAGGCCAATGACGGATGGATTGTCATGGGTAAGTTCTCCGGCAACTCAAACACCAGCGACACACCGTCTGGTGCTATCCTGCAATTTGCTGGCTCGTCTGCACCCTCAAACTGGCTTCTGTGCGACGGCGCACTGGTAAGCCGCACAACTTATGCGACGCTGTTTGGTGTCATTGGCACTAACTACGGAGCGGGTGACGGCAGTTCAACATTTAAGCTGCCGGACTTGCGTGGGCGTGTGCCGATTGGTGCTGGTCAGGGTTCGAGTTTGACCAACCGTGTCATCGCGGCAACGGGCGGCGCAGAGACGCACACCTTGACTGAGGCTCAGTTGCCATCTCACGACCACAACATCAGCTTGTTTGATAGTTCTGCTCCAACCGGCAACAATTTCCGTGTGGCTGCGACTGATGACATTACCGACCCTCGCAATCCCGCCACAAGCACACAAAATGCGGGCGGAAACCAGCCTCACAACAACATGCAACCGTTCCTCGTCGTCAATCACATCATCAAGGTATAGACAATGGCTGATAAGAAAATATCCGAACTCACCGCAATCACTGGCTCGAACACAGCCGCGACTGATGTGTTTGTCGTTGTCGATACCAGCACCGGACAGACCAAGAAAATCACACGCGAAGAACTGAACAATGCCATTGAGCAAGATGTCTTATCGACTGTTGATATTAACGGCGGCACAATCGACGGAACGACTATCGGCGCGACAACGGCGGCGGCTGGCTCATTCACAACGGTTGACGCGACGGGCAACATCACTGTCGGTGGCACTGTTGACGGGCGTGATGTTGCCGCAGACGGCACTAAGCTGGACGGCATTGAGGCATCAGCCACAGCCGACCAAACAGGCGCGCAGATTGCTACAGCACTGAACGGCGAAACCATCAGCAGCCTGACAGCACTGACCACGACAGGCGCAGTTATTGTCGGCGGCGACTTTACAGTCAACGGAACGACAACCACCATCAACAGCACCACGCTTGAGGTCGATGACAAGAATATCGTGCTGGCCTCTGGCGCGGCTGATGCCGCTGCGGCTAACGGCTCTGGCATCACGATTGATGGTGCGAGTGCGACCTTTACCTATGTCAGCACGGGCGACAAGTGGCAGCTTAACAAGCCGCTTGATGTCACTGGCACGGTCACGGCTGATGGGCTGACTGTTGATGGAAACGCAAAAGTAACCTTTGGCAGTGTTAATAGATACATTCAAAATCCAACTGGCACAGAATTGCGTATTGGCGCAGATAATTCTAGCGGCGTAATCACAGCTTACACCAATGGCTCAGAACGCCTCCGCATCGACAGCGGGAGCGTAGGCGTTGGGACAAGTTCTTTATCCAATGGAGTTAAAACAGTAATTCAAGGGTCACAGACTGGCGGTGCGGCTGCGACATCTGGAACAACTCAAACTTATGGCTTGCTGCGCTTGCAGGGAACCACCTTTACCTCTGCTTTGGATATGGGGACAAATGGTGGCAACTATGCTTGGATACAAAGCACAGACCAAGCAAATCTTGGAACAAATTATAGTTTAGCTCTTAACCCCAATGGCGGGAACGTAGGCATCGGAGACACCGCGCCAGTAACCCCCCTGACAATCGCAACAACAAACAAACTTGGCGCAACCTTTACAGGCACGACCAATGGTGAGGGTCTGACAGTTACGCAGACCGACTACACATCTGGTAATTATATTTCACTCGTTGAAGCCGCCCATGATGATAGTGGCGACGTAGCACCGAATGTTCGCATTGGTGCTATGTTCGATGGCAATGGTTCTAACCTAGCGTTTGGCACATCCAACAGTTACGGCAGTGGTATCACTAATACTGCGATGACCATCGACAGCAGCGGCAACGTCGGCATCGGCACTTCGCCCAATGGCAAATTACACGTTAAAGACCAAACTGACATCGCTATGTCAAACGATGCAGACGGTCAACTTGTTATCGAGGGAAATGGTTATGCTGGCGCGATTGCCTTAGACAGTAATGGTATGCATATCTATCACAACAGCACTATTCGCTACATATCATTCGGCATCAACGAAACCGAGGAGATGAGACTGGAAACCGATGGCGATTTGCATGTCGATGGCAACGTGGTCGCATACTCCACCACCATCTCAGACATTCGCCTCAAGAAAGACATTGCGCCTATCGAGGACGCAGTGACCAAAGTGCAGCAGCTTAATGGTTGCACCTTTACCTATCTCAAGGATGACCGCAAGTCGGCGGGTCTTATTGCACAAGATTTAGAGAAGGTTCTCCCCTCTTGTGTCATTGAGAATGAGGCTGTATTCCACGGCGAAGAAGGCGAGACATATAAGACTGTGCAGTATGACCAAGTGATTGGCTTGCTTGTCGAGGCTGTGAAGGAACTGAAAGCAGAGATTGAGGAGTTGAAAAATGGCACTGCAAAGTAGCGGACAGATTAGCCTAAACGACCTGCACGTTGAAGCTGGCGGCACAACAGGCACTCAAGCCAGCATGAACGACAGTGACATTCGTGGCTTGGTTAGTGCGGCTGCGAACAGTCAGATGACGTTCAGTAGTTTTTATGGTGCGAGTTCAGCGTGGTCAACAACAGGAACGGTAAACTACGCCTCTAGTAAATTCGGCGTAGGCGCTTTTTATGAACGGGTCAGTAATCTTACTTATGGGTCTATTGTGGACAGTACCGTTGATATTCTTAATGGAGCTATAGTATATCATGTAGGTGAGAATGTTTTTAGTAACATTCATACCATTTACTTTGGCGTTTATACTAAAGCTGACCCATTTACCTCCCCCACGGGAACAAACTCGCCTTATGTTTGGTCGGGTGGTAACTCTGGGTGGTCTACTCTTACTTTTGCAGGTGTTACGCTATCAAGAACCGCTGCCTCTAGTTTTGCTGTTTTCAACGCAGGACTAAATAGAGAGCAAGTGAATTGGGTGTGGAATCAAACGGGGACTTTCCCCGTTACGGGTTTAACGGCAAGTAATACCGCATTTGCCGTTTCATTATCATAGGGAGTAATTAGTAATGTCTTATACATATTCAAACATTGCTCCAAGCCAAGACGTTTTCGAGACGCTTTATGCAGACTCAGAAAAATACCTGTTAAGAGAAACCTTAACATCAGATGTTATGAGTGGTCGTGATTGCAAGGATTGGTTGCAAGAACAACTTGAGCAAGCTCCTTTTCACTTTCAGTTCTTCAAGGATGGCAAGGCTGTCTGTTGGTTTTCTGGAGAGAAGGAAGGTTCGTCAGCTAAAGTTTCAGTCGGATTGTTTTCGCCAGACTTAGACAACAGCCGTTCATACTGGACTGATTCAGACTTCTGGCAAATGTCAGAGGAGTTCTTTGCAAGTGAAGGGCTTACAGGATGGGTTACAGATACAGTGAAAAACTCAACCCTTCACAAGACTTTAATTAAAGCTGTTGAAGGCAAGCCACAAACCCAAGAAAGTTTCTTTGAGTTTAACAACCTAGAGGGTGTGGTTATTACAATGACTTATGGAGACCAATAATGAGCAACGCAAGAGAACTAGCGCACGCCCGAAATAAAATTAGACACATCTGACATTGATGAGCGTTTTTGGTCAACAATAGAGCGAGAACGTGTTACATTTGAAAACAGCCAAAACAACGGCAGAAAGAGAGTTTGGATATGGAAACTTTTATCAGCTATGCGACTGCAATTATCTCGGCCTGCGCGATAATCGCCGCAGTCACACCGACACCCAAAGATGACAGCGTCATCGCCAAGATTTATCGCGTAATCGATTTGCTTGCCGTCAATATCGGCAAAGCCAAAGATAAATAAAATGTCTACCCAAGCGCAGCTAGAAGCACACGAGCGTGAGTGCAAGGTGTTCCGTCAGATGGTTGACGATAAATTGAACACGCTTGACCGCCGCATGTGGCGCATTGAGGCTTTAGCCTTTACTGCTGTGCTTGGGTTATTTACCCTCGGCGCAATCATAATGCAGAAGCTGTGATGCGTCATGTGGCGCGCCGGCATTGTTCTGTTGCTGTGTTTGACAACAGCACACGCTCAAAATGAGCAGACCGGCGACTTAAACACAAGCAACATGAATTCGACTGTCTCGAGCAATAACCCGTCGACCTCAACAACAAACAACTACAACGGCGCAGGCGCGGCCTCTAACGTCACGCCGCCACCGACCGCTGTGGCGCCTAGCACGCCGTCAGGCGGCTCTGAGAGCTGTCTTGTGGGCCTCTCAGGGGGCGTTCAGCTCAACCTGTTTGGCGTGTCGCTAGGTGGTTATCGTCAAGACGTGAATTGCGAACGTCGCAGAGACGCCAAAGCGCTAAAAGAGCAGGGCATGACCATTGCTGCGGTGGCAAGGCTTTGTCAGTCGCTGCCCGTGTGGAAAGCAATGTTGTCGTCGAGCACGCCATGCCCCATCTCGGTCGGCGGTAAATTAGTGGTCGGCAGAGCCGCAACTTTGCTGATGCGCCGCGACCCCGAAGTTTTCATTCCCGACTATCTGGCGCGAAAAGATTTTTATGATATGATTTTACGGATAGGAGTGACGGATGACACTGATGAAGAAAATGGCGACGACACTGGCGGCTCTCTTTCTGAGCGTTTCCGCAGCTCAATCAGAGACAACGATTGATGCGCTGGTCGAAGCCAGCCGCACCATCGCAATTAAGCTAGAGCAAGGCCGGTATGCCGCATTCGGTGCAGAGCATTACGCGGCGACCGGCAACGTGATTGATTATTCCGCAGTCGTTCCGGAGCAGCACCTAATCACAGAGGCAGATGTGTCGGCGTATAACGACGCAGTGACCAACGTGCAGCAAGCGCTCTACTTTACGACAAAGATGGCGCTCGAGGAAAAGGCCGCGCAGTCGATGGTCAAGGTTAGCGACGCGGTCGACAGCCTTGTGATTGCAAGCGTGCAGCTCAGTGTCGTCGAGGAGGTCGCAGAGCGCGCAGAGACGGCGCAGGAGACTGACGACGTAACCGAGCAACTAGCGGTTCAGGATTATGTCGAGACAAACGACGTGCAAATTCAACAATCGACGGTCGACGATTTCAATCAGAGCCTCGAGAGCATAGCAGTGAATTCGCGTGAGGCCGGCGCGTTTCTTGCAGCCAGTAAAAGCGAGCAACTCACAAGCATCTCAGACCAACACGCGCAAGACTATGGCAACTCTATGGCAGAGGCGTCTATTTCTTACAGCGCGACCA